CTAACAGCGGGTCCCTCCCTTGCCTGTGGGCAAGAGATGGAGAGGTGGATGGCAACTGTCATCCCCTGCAGGGGCCTAGGCCCCCGACCTCCCTTACTAGAAGGGAGGCCTCCATCCAAGCATGATGTTGACGCGCTTGGGACGTCCAGAACGCTCCAGGTGCTCATTATCATTGCTGTCAACAATGACCATGGGCCTATCCTCTCTTAATTCGAGAAATTTATTCTCGATGGAGGGGGACACCATGTTCAGGCACTTGGCAAGGGCACCGACACCCTCTAGATGATCTAGAGGGGGCTTGGCCACCAGATAATAGCCCCTGGTTAGGGGGCTCTGGTGATTAGGGTGAAGGCGTTGGAATTGATATCCCAACACCGACTCCCGGCCCAACAGTGGCGATGTTGGAGCGACATTCGGGAAAACTCGTAAGAGTTTAACCAAATAGTCGTCGAGCCAACTAGCCGTCTTCCAGAGTCCGTGCCAATAGGCAAGGTTCCTGAGTTTGACGGCACTATTAACGCCAGCAGCATTCTGCCGTTGTGTAGGTAGTACCTCACGAATCCTGACGATTGAAACGTCATGACCGTCAAAGTACTCCTTACCACAAGACTCTCTGAACCTTCCGGTCCAGAAAGACTTGTCGACGTTAACCTTGTGCCCAAAAGCACTCAGTTCGTCTACAACGGACAGCACATAGTCTCTGGGGACGATAATATCGTCTCCAAAGACGCGCACCTTACCACGGAGAGAAAGAATCTCTGCGTGGGTAAGTGATGTGTTGAGCTCTCTTTGAATCCCTAGGAAGATCACGGTAAGGAATACCATGGCCTCCACAGGGAAACACAGAGCTGAACCCATAGACGCAAACTTGGCCAAACGGATAACTCCGTGGCCAGGCACATCAGCCTTCCGAGATCTTGAGGATTGGACTGCCTCATGCAAATGAGGAAAGTCTTCCATCATGACTCGTACATGCTGATTTGACACCCTATCGGAAGCTTCGCTCAGATCGAGCGTAGCGAGATCGCCGCTGAGCGATCCCAGACGAGCAAGTTCCTGGTTAGGAACCTGATCGTCCAAGCCGATGGCGCTAGAGAGGAAACCATCCTCAAAAATAGCGCTACGAATCAACGCAAGAATCGACTGCTGTGCAAACTGCATAGCGGTCGGTTCAATAGCAATGACACGTGGGGATTTCAGCGTCTTAGGAACCGTGATGACCCTAACGGGCATCTCGTCTCCGGGTTCGACGAAGTCAAGCTCCTGTACCAGTTCTTCACGAAAGTGAAGGTTTGGAATCAGAAACTCTTCAGCAGGAAAAACCCGCTGAAGACGAGCAGGCCAGGTTCGCAGATTCCACTTTCCATTACTGGAAAGTTTATCTGCGACAGCGCCTGGACCGTGCTTTCCACAGTGTCTTCCCCAATAGATATCTCTATCTATTTTGGAGAAAAGATCTGAGAAAAGCATGTTGGACATTTCCTTGAACTCAGCTAAATACTGAGGATCAAGGAGTGAATCCGACACCTTGACTTCGTTCTCACACTGGATAAACTCGGCCATCGCCAGTCTCTCGCGTCTAGGACTTACTACAGCCCTAGATTGGTTCCCCTCACGGGGATCCAACGGGAGACCGATCTTCCCAACAAACAGCGTAAGCTGTCTGATTGCGATGATTGCATCGATGTCCGGATCCTCCAGCAACACGCCACTCACAGGATCGAACACACGTTCAAGGAAACCTCGTAGGAATACGGGGAGACCACTACGACTGCCCTTCTTGAAAGAAGGACAATCCGAAGGAACGACGAAACCTTGGTCCAGCCATTTTTGGATGGCTTTTCCAAAGTCCGCCAGGGTGATCGCAAGAAACGATAACCCTTCGTGTTCAGTCCGCCTCGCGACAGTTGTTATGTCACGAGTGGCGCTGGTGCAACATCGTATGGCCAACTCGTTGGCCATACAGGACCAGAGTGATATCAGGCTTTTCATAGTCCCTCCGATCTGATCGGGGGTGGCTATTCCNTGCCTATATCATCAAGGAGCAATGAAGCTCCCTGTGTGACTCACAGGTTGACTATACATCTATAACAGATGTCTGGCGCAACCTCACTAATGATGTAGACGACTACGACTACTACGTTACTGACCACGACAGTTTTACGTGTCGCGATCCGATTGACGTGTAGATCCGTAGCTCGACGACCAGCTTGGTAGCTGGATCGAAGGGGTCGAGTGGGCCGGTCTTGATATAGATCGAGCCGCCTCTCCTCCCTCGTCTCATCATCTCCAGGAACATCACCTGAGGACATGGGAATTACCCATACCTGCCATTGAATTGGCCTAGGATTCGCCTCCTAGCAGCTTGGTGATTTGCTGGTCCGAGTTGGCAGCGAACATGGCCCTAAAGCCATCGAACACTGCCTTGGCCTCCGTAGCCGTATACCCAGCCGGCGGAAGGTCAAAGACGATGTACAAAGACATCGACACTTTGACATTCTCCGTCGGTCGGAACGGATCCGGGGCCAACTTGGAAGTGTCGATCCTTAGCATCCGGCGGGTGCGCTTCCCGTAGTTATGGGAAGACTTCACCTGCAGGAGGCCATCCGAGCTCGTATATTCCGACTCGTCGTCGCCCACGGAAGTGCGCGGCAACGGCGTCGTAACAGCCGAGATCGTGATTGACAGAGGATCGGTGAATGACATAGGCATCACTCCTAGAGACTAATATAGTCTCCGTTGGCGTTGTGACATGGTGATCACTTCCCCTTCTTGCCTCGGGAAATTCCCAAAGCAGAAAGGATGGCTATCTGGCGGTTACTGAAACCGTCCCAGGTTAGCCCAAACCCATAGGGGGATGCCTTCAGCCTACGCTTGTTTTCAACAACGAGCGTAAGTGGTGAAGGTTGGACCTTAGATTTGTAAATCTGAGGCCCATCATAGTGATACGTTCTTACGGCACGAGTGTGCTGCATGACGTATCCATATGGCATCACCAGCCCGTCGGTCGCCATACTAGTGAGGTTTGAAATAACATCACCAGTATTTGCGAACCAGTCGGCGAGCCAGCTCCAAG